ATGCTTCGAACGCTTTGTCGCACCATCTGCCTTCACACATGACTGAGGCTTCTTGATGTACTCCAGCTTCTGTACCGAGTACCCAAGCACCTCCACCCATACCTCCTCCGGGATCGTGAACCCCAGTGCCTTTTCTGCTGACTCAATAGCAGCTACGATCAGATCCTCCATCGTCGTTCCTCCTCAGCTTTCATAGGGGCTTACATAACCCCAGTTCCATGTGTCGTCACTCAGCCACTCACTTGTGAAGTGGTTCCGGGCGCCGTCGCCGTAAAAGTAGATGTACTCCTCCGGCAACACTCTGCCAGTCACCGCTACGCCGTCTTTCTCAGCGTACCAGCGGTTCAGAACATCCTTGACCAGCATGACGAGTTCTTCATCGACCGGATGGGAAGGATCGTAACCGTGGAACTGGCTTTTCTGTGTCACCACTCCTACGATCGTGTCAGGGTAGGACGGATGATCAACACGGTTCAGCACACACCAGATAACTGCCGCCTGTTCTGTCTTCGACTGAACGCCTCTCGCCTCGCCCCAGAGCATCTTTGCCAGAACCGTCACCTCGACTTCCGTATAGGGAGGCTCTTCAGGCTTTGTTTCTTCGGGCTGAGGTTCGATAATCTGTTCCTCCACATATACGAGAGGAACAAGACCCAGTTCGTTATCGCCGGTCTGATCTCCCTCCCGCTGAGCTACCGTACCGACCGGCGGCTCTGCGATCAGGATGATTGAGTCATCATCCTGTCCGAAGGACTTGACGATCAGTGCTGTCATTGCCAGCAGGATAACCGAAACCAATACCACGAACCTGGGGTTGAGTCTTCTGCGTCTGCGACGCTTTCTGTGCCGTACTGTTGTGCTGTTCATCTTTTCTCCTGTCCTTTCTTTCCGGCGATGCAAATACGCCGATGTCGATCTTTTTCATTCTGCTCAGAGCTTCGTCGAGGTCTTTGTCGGAGCGAATACCGTATTCAGTTGCAAGCAACTCTCTAAGAGCTTGAATATCTGCCACGACTTATCCCCCGTTCATAATCTTGGAACCGATGAGCTTCAGTTCCCCGGCTGCCTTGATGAGTTCATCGATGTACTGGAGGATCTCTGACAGATCCACTCGTTCATCATCCGAAATCACACCGTCGGCTGTGATGTCAATGAGCGTCTCCCGGACTTCATCAACGCTCGTCTGCTTCAGGCTCTTCAGGAGCCTCATTGTCGTCCGCTCTACGGATGTCAGCGGTTCAGTCGGTATCGGATAGCTCCGACCGATCGGACACTCGCTGGCACAGTACCATGTCTTCAGTTCCGGGGCGTTGTACAATTCCGCCATCAGAACGACCTTATCAACCGGGATCACTTTTGTGATGCCAAGCTCATAGTCTGCCAAACTGGAAACCGATACGCCGAGCATCTCAGCGGCGCCTTCCCGGCTGTTGAGCTTGTCGTTGTATCTTGCGGCCTCTTTCCTACAGCGGAAACAAGGATTTTCGCTTGCCTTTATAGCATCTCGCCCCATTTTCATTACCTCCTTTCTGCGCTATACTGTTTGCAACCGGTAAGCCATGTGCACTAACTTACCGATTTGGTAAGTTGCCATCAAAAAAAATGGCATTTACCTGATCGCTGGTCAGCTCAAGTACCCGTGCGATGATCGGGATCTCGTCAAGGGTGAACTTGACTTCGCCGTTCTCCTTCTTGGCGTAGGTATCGGGAGATTTACCGATTGCCTTCGCCATATCCGGTCGGCTCAGGTTCTTTCGCTTTCTGGCGTATTCGAGTCCCAGCTTATCCATCTGGTCACCCCCTTTCGTTTTCTTTATTCTAACTTACCGGTATGGTAAGTGTCAAGAGGAAAATTATAATTTTGGTCAGTTTTATTTACAAATCGGCAAGGATGTTATAAAATTGGTAAGTAAGTTCTTCAGGAGGTCGCACTATGTATAACAAGGCTACTTTCGCACATCAATTCAGATCTCTCATCGAAAGCAAAGGTCTCACCCAGCGAATCATCGCTGATCGAATCAATACCACCGAAACGACTATCTCCCGCTATGTATCCGGTGCCCGTACTCCCAACATCGAAACTGCTGTGGAGCTTGCCCAGGTACTTGGTGTTTCCATGGACACTCTCGTCGGTATCGACACTCCCGCACCTTCTCGCATGGCACCCGACCTCAGTATTCTGATCGAGTGCTACGGCAAGGCTTCCACCGCTGACCGCCAGGTTCTCTGGACTCTGCTGGATCGCTACATGACCCCAGAGCAGCGCATGGTCATCGCCACTGTCGAGCGTGAAGAAAAAAGCGAAGCCGTGTAACTGCAAACGGTAACATCATCTATCTTGTCAAGAGGAGGCGTTAACCGTGAAGCAGCATCTTCGTGGCGACGAGCATATCGTATTCGACGGTATGCCTACCGGCTATCTGCTTCAGGATTTCTGGGCATGGCACTCATCTGATCTCTTGAACAACACCCTCCGTGGTTTGTTCTGCGAGTTCATCGTTTCCGCAGCACTCGGCGTAGATCTATCCGGCACCAATGATGACTGGGGTGCCTACGATGTCGAGTTCCCTTTTCAGTGGAACGACGGTGTTTCCGACAACAATGTCGTGAAGATCGAAGTCAAGAGCAGTGCCTACCTCCAGGCATGGGAGCAGAGCAAACTATCCAGTATTCAGTTCAGCATCAGACCTACAAAGGCATGGACTCCTCAAGCCGGATATGACAGCGAAACCAAGCGTCAGTCCGATGTCTATGTCTTCTGTCTGTACACTGAAACTGACCGCACAAAAGCAGACCCGCTGACCTTGGATGGCTGGGACTTCTATGTCGTGCCCACAAGCAAGCTGGATGCCCTCTGCGGCTCTCAGAAAAGCCTATCTCTCCCCGGTCTTATTGCACTTGATCCCATAAAAACGGACTACTCAGGCATCCGGGAGGCTGTCATTGCCAGCGTGCAGAGTTGTGCATAACAACAAAGCAGCTCCGCCAGAACGGAGCTGCTTTTTCTACTATATGGAGGTTCACTATGGCAAAACCAAAGACAATCTTCGAGCAAGTCCTGGAGATGAAGAAGATCGCCATCTACATTCGAGTTTCCACGCAGTATCAGGTAGACCGTGCAAGTCTGCCGGTTCAGCGTGAGGAGCTTATCAACTATGCCCGGTACGCCCTGGGGATCGAAGCCTACGAGGTCTTCGAGGACGCCGGTTACTCCGCAAAGAACACAGATCGCCCAGCCTATCAGCAGATGATGGCACGGGTTCGCACCGGCGAGTTCAGCCATGTGCTTGTCTGGAAGATCGACCGCATAAGCCGTAACCTACTGGACTTTGCAGCCATGTACAAGGAACTGAAGGAACTGGGCGTGATCTTCGTATCGAAAAACGAACAGTTCGACACTTCCTCTGCGATGGGCGAGGCCATGCTGAAGATCATCCTGGTCTTTGCCGAGCTGGAGCGTAATATGACTTCCGAGCGTGTCAGCGCCGTCATGGTGTCCAGAGCCAACAGTGGCAAATGGAACGGCGGCAAGATCCCCTTCGGCTACGACTACGACAAGCAGACCAAGGAGTTCTCCATCAACAGCAGCGAGGCCGCCGTGATCCGCACGGTGTATGATCTGTACGAAACCCACTGGTCGCTGGTCACAGTGGCGAAGATACTGAATGAGAAGGGCATACTCCCCCGGAGTGGCAAGCCCTGGAACCCGACGACCGTCAGAACCATGCTGGTCAATCCGTTCTATGTCGGCATCTACCGGTACAACCGGCACGACGAGAACAATCCCAAGCGGTTTTCTCTGAAACCGGAAACGGAGTGGATCATCATAGAGGATCACCATCCAGCGATCATCGACAAGGATCGCCAGGACCGGATAATAGCTACCCTTCAGAAGCGGCAGCGTGGCAAGTACGGACAGTATTCCACTTATCAGCGCAAGAACATTCACATCTTCGCCGGTCTGCTACGGTGTGGTAACTGTGGCAGCAACATGGCCTCGACCATCGACCGGGCACGAAGCGATGGCTGGCGACCCTCAGTCTATATATGCAGCCGTCGGCGCCGGTTCGATGACTGCCAGAACAAATACATCTCTGATGTCACCCTGGGTCCCTTCGTCCTGAACTACATCGCCAACATGATCAAGGCAAGCAACAGCTTCGGCAAAACCACCAGCATAGACACACTTCAGAAGAAGCTTCTCCGTGGCGAATACTTCGCTGACATCGATCACATCGGTCGTCCCGGTCTGGAAGAGCTGTACAACCACCTTCGGGATGGAGTCGGCACTCTGGAGTACAAGCCTCAGCCAGTCGATGCGGCGGAGAGTTTGGCGGCGATCAGCGAGAAGGACATCCTGCTGTCCGAGAAGCGCCGTCTGGAACGAGCGCTCAGCCGTCTGAAGTCCCTGTTCCTATACAGCGAGGATACCATGGCTGAGAAGGACTACATCGTGGAGCGTAAGCAGATT